GCCTGTTGTAGGGCTTGTTGCTCTGGGCTAGGCTGAGTCATCTGCTCTAGTTGCTGGATCATCTCAGCACGATTTGGTAAGCTAGAGGAGCTAATGATGCCTTTGAGGATCATTGGCAGTACTGGAGTATCAGGACCGAGAGTCTGTAGCAATGCGATAAGCTGCTGTTGTTCGTATTCACGGGCAATGATACCTAATGTAGCCATTGGGATAAACTTGTAATCAGAAGCAGGATAACGCTCAGGATCAAACTGCATAAAGCGATAAGCAGCTTTACGAATCAATGGAACTAAGAAGTCCTCTTGGAAGTTTGTTAAGGTACGCTTGTACTTCTTAACGATACCAGCAACCGACATTGACATCTGGGCTGCACCGTCACGGGTAAACTGTGTTGGCTGACCAGCAGCATCGGTTGTTCCTGTAGCCTGAAGAAGCATTCTCTCAAAGTTCTGGCTAATTGCCAAGTTACCTTGGTCGGTAGTACCGAACTTGAATGGGAATAGGATCTCTGCTGGATTACCATTGGTGAGGATTGCTTTGCCGGGCTTGACTTCAAACTTAGCGCCACGAGGTAATCGTGTAGCATCCATTGCAATCATTGGCGATGTGGTGAGAGCTAGGCTATCAAGGTGTGAACGCAATTGAGCGTCAATACCTTTTTGCATATTGTAAGCCTTCTCGACTGTGCCACGCCCCCAGAAGCGATTTGGTACTGTATCATCCTGATATGCTACGACAGGACGATCCTTCATCATGTAAGGCGTTTTCTCCGCTTTGAGGAGTAAGTCGCCATTAGCAATAACAACGATGGCTTCGACGAGGTCGCTATACTGATCCGCAGTGCTATCCTCCGGAAATAAGTCAACAACTTCTTCACCTTCTTTGTTCTCCAATTGTTCAATGTATTCACGAGGAACTAAACCGTAATACTTCATAAGAAGTACTTTATCGTCTCTAAACTGTACGTCTTCCTGTGTTGGCTCAAGATCGTCGTCTTGTCCGTAGGGCTGAATGTCTACCTTACGATAGATACCCTTCTCAATACCAGAGACAATCTGGTGAATCGACACATAAGACTCGATAGCAACTCCCATTGCCTCATCCACAGTTGTGGCGTTAGGATCAATGAGGAAGTTCTTTGGATTGATGGGATTTAGCTTGACGCAGGTATATTCCTTCTCCATCACTCCGTAGGCGGCAGTACCATCTTGCATTGGCATTGTCTGAGGATACATCTCAGTCTTCTTAGAGACTGTTAACTCACCAATACCAGTACCGTAAATCTCAGCTAACAACTCAACCTGAGTGATAGCCTTCTTAATGTTCTCTTTCTCTAGGTCTTCTTTGAGTTGGAGTTTAAGGATTTCCACATCGATAAGCTGTTGATCGGCAACATCATCAGCGATGTCAAACCATTCACCGTTTCCGAATACTGCTTCACAAATCTCTGCGTGTCTTGTTTCCACAGCCTGTTGAGTCGCTGGGGAGATAATACGGCTGCGCTCAGATTCTCTAGTACGGTCTTCTGCAGCCCACTTGCCTCTAAAAATTCTTTCATACTCTTTCCAATCTTCTAAATAATTCGTATCACGATGATCACGCCAGCGGTCACAGTGAGAGACAACGAACTCAACAATCTCTTTGTCTGATTCGGTTGGTTGCTCGAACTCGTTTTGTCCTAGTTCGTCTTTTTCAAATTCAGCCATGATTTTCCTTTAATAGCCAGAAATAACATCGAGTACTTCATAATCATCTTCGTCATAGTCCTGTTGATAACTGGTCAGGGACATCTGATCGATATACGCTAATGCGTCCACAAGGTCATCATGGACATTAGCGGTAGGAAACTGGAGTAACTGATCTACAAACTCTGTCCAGTCTTCATCTTCGTTAAGGGTAATCCTACCGTGTTCAAACCTACCCTGTAACGCCCAAGCTACTCGCTCAGTTTTTTTCTTGTTGCCATGCGTCAAATCTGTGATGTGAAAGTAAGTATTGTTCTTCCTCATCAAATCGTTTAAGTAGGGATGCACTGCATTCTTTAGCGCCCCTCTTTCGATTCCTACAGCCATCGGTTTGTATTCTTGTACAAGTCTAAGTATCTTTCCCGCTGTCTCTTTAATATCCCAACGACCATGTACAATCTTCTCAACGAACCAATCTCCAGTGTCTTCTACTTTTACAATTGCGATAGCGGATTCGTCTAACCGTTTCTTAGAAGCGCCTGCATTCTTAGCAACCTCTTCAAAACCGGCAAGGTCGATAGCGATGATGTAGTCGCCATACTGCGGAGCCTCGCCATACTTAATCCACTCTTCTTTGAATATCTCCTGACCGGCATTGTCAAAAGAAGCCTCATACTCTTGTTTAAACGCAAATGATGAGAGTGTTTTCTTCGCTGCGTCCACCTCTTTCGGGTCAATCGTCTCATTGTCTTTCGTGGTGAAGTGCCATGCTTTCCATTCTTCGTCTTCTTCTGAAAAGCCTAGTTTATACATATCGTAAAACCAGTTACGCCCTGACGGAGTGGAGATGAACATAGCCTCTCCCTTGTTATCCGACAGAGAAGCACGAACAATCTTCTCCCAAGTCTCCTGCTTAATAAACGCACACTCGTCTAGGACTGCATAGTACAGACTCAAACCACGAAGGGTATCGCTGTTGTCTGCTCCACGAACATGAATCTTACGACCATTCACTAAGGTGATGTCCAGATTGTTAATGTGTGCCGACTTAATAACAGGTCTACCAATCTCTAGGAGGCTGTCCCAGATGATTTGTCTGGACTGCCCTAGGGTAGGGGACACATACAACACTGCGCTGCCCTCTGGAGCCTCTAATGCCTTTATAATGAGCATCATGGTTGCTAGACGACTCTTACCGCACCGCCGCCCGGCTGCTATTACTTTAAAGCGAGTCTTATCCTTAAAGACTTCAGTTTGCCAACGCAACAACTTAAAGTCAAGCGTTGTCATCTTCTTCCTCTACAGCGCCCATGTCCACGACATCAGCAGTTATTTCTGGTTGTGTTAGCGATGTAATATTGATGCTGATCTGTGGAGTGGTTCCACCGTTCTTTGCTGCATCGAATACCGACACCGGTAATATTCTATCGACACATAGCTTTAGTGCCGCCATGTTATCCTTATCGTCAGGGTTCAATGCTTTAGCGATAAGTGTTTCAATTATTTTATCTCCGGAAGTGCCTAGCAACCTTGCTTTGAATTCAGCAATTCGTGCAGAGTCTCCGGCAGGTCTTCCGACCTTACCCCTATTACCCTTCTTCTTCGCCTCGATGTCCTTCTTTAGGGGACGACCTAACTTACGACGAACAATCTTAGGTCTAGGCGGCTTAGTATCGACAACATCAGTTGTTACTTCTAATTCGTTTGACAAGTCTTTATCCTTTTTGGAGACGTTGCGTACTATATAGGATTTACGCTATCGGAGAGGTTTCTATAGGAGAAGAATATTAATCATCCTATATCGCTATCGGATATCCCTAACATCCGATATAGTTATTATACTGCGAACTATAGCATACTTTTCTTAATTTGTCAAGTACTTTGTTGCTTTTCTTTTAACTTCATAGTCCCTCCGGTGCGGGGCTTCATAGGCTTGATAGGTCTCCGCAACCTATCCGACATAGTCCACTTCGTGTGCGCTGACTCCGCAGGAGGTCTGTATTGACTGCTTTTTATACAGTCCAGACTTCGTCTGTTCCGTCACTGACTGTGTCCCTTTATTGTCTACTCTGTCCCTATTTAATTCTTCTTTTAATTTCAAGTACTTACATTGCAGTGCAATATACTTCATTTTTACTATTTTGTATGCTATAGCGGCTCCGACAATATTACACAACACTGACAACCCCTCCCCCCCTATGTTGTTTTTATACAACAGTATTGCTAAGGTGTTGTTTCTACGCAACAGTTATCACTCATGTCGATAGAGTGCTAACAATAGAGTAAAACTATCGGGTATATAGGGCTATGATGCACCTATATAGTGCATTACTGTAAACCTTGCACCAACATAGAGCATAGACATAAACTATCAAGTATCTCAATCAATAGTTAAATACAATCAATAACTTAGGGTTTGTCCTAGTATCTTTTTATAGCACTAATCCGTTATACTGTATAGGCAGTATTGATAAACAGTAGATAAGAAAGGGTTTAATTATGATGGACTTACATAAATACTTAACCGAGGAAAATGCTCAGGAATACGCAACACTTACCGATAAGATTGCATTTTGCTCAGACATCACAGGATTGAGTGTAGATTCTAGGCGCTTAGAGGAATTTGAAAACAATCTAGAAAGCCTTGCAATTAAACTAGGATTTATGAAAGAGTAATAAGGGTTTATCCCTATTGCATAGTATTAGCAGTAGGGATAGACTGTAAACACTTAAACACTTGAAAGGGATTATTATGAACTCAAAAGAACTATTCAATAAAGCCAGAACAAAAGCAAACAATCTGCCTGATATGTTCAAAACATACCAATTAGAAGAGGCAATAATGAAAGCCGAGGTCGCTACTTGGTTATCTCAGGTGGAATGGTTGATTGATGGTCGAGATATTGCCTCAAATCTTCTTAAGACCGCCACAGACACCAATGATATGATTATGGAATATCTTAATTTCAAGTATGATTAAATAGTAGTAAACTTAACAGGGCTTTATCTTAACTTTAGACAGGAGATTTACAAATGAGAAAGATTGAAATTCAAATGCTTAACGCTATCGATTCCAAACGCAATTGGACAATGGACAACACCTTAGTCCATATTGAGAATGGTGGCGG